TTATAGCGCAATGATGAAGTTGACCTCATCATATAACCACCAGTAGCATCAATGTGCATATTTGCGGCGGCTGCTGTTGTTTTATCTCTAATTGCTGGCGAAAACCAAGTTAAGGAACCATTATTGTAATACAACCTAGGATTACCATCCCCATCCGACAGCACGATGTTGTTGCTTGAGGTGCGGATGTCCAAGCCGCCTTGGTTGCCAGTGTACATTCCAAGAATGGTGTTTTTCGAGCCGCTTGTCATAGCATTACCTGCACCGTGGCCCAAAAATGTGTTTTGGTTTCCAGTGCTTAGTTTGCCAGAAATGTAACCAAGAAACGTGTTGTAGAAGCCGTTTGTAGTATATCCAGCCTGATACCCCATGCCAAGATTTTGACCAGTTGAGGCAGTGGTTTGACTGTACAACGCCTGATACCCCACAGCAGTGTTGCTGCTGGCGGTGGTGTTAAGTTCAAGTGAGCCTTGCCCTAAAGCGGTGTTATAATTGCCCGATGTCGTGCTTTGCAAAGCATTTGTGCCAACACCTGTATTGGCGCTTCCTGTGGTGTTACTTAAAAGAGCCGTCCTGCCAACTGCAACAATCCCAGAACCAGTCGTATTACTATACCCTGCCTGATACCCAACAGCCGTGGTGTTGCTGGCGGTGGTGTTGGAGTAGAGAGCCTTATACCCGATGGCTGTAGTATTAGCACCGCTAGTTTGAAGGCGCATTGCTTGAAGGCCAACCGCTGTGTTGTATGAACCTGTTAAGTCATATCCAGCTTGATAACCCATTAAGGTATTATGCTCACCTGTTGTAAGATCATACCCTGCTTGATAGCCTACAGCAGTGTTGGCTCCAGCCGTTGTGTTTGAATAAAGAGCCTCTCTACCAATCGCTATATTTTGTGCGCCAGTCGTATTACTATATGCAGCCTGATACCCAACCGCTGTGTTGTTGTTGGCGGTGGTGTTGTTGGTTAATGCCTCTCGTCCAACAGCAACACTGCTGTTTCCAGAGGTATTATTTGCCAAAGAGTTCATACCAACCGCAACATTTAAGCTGCCAGTGGTGTTATCATCCATGGCCCTATCACCGATTGCCGTATTGTCAGCGCCAGTGGTGTTGCTAGAGAGTGCCTGTCGGCCAAAAGCAGCAAGGTTGTCACCAGTAGTATTCGCATACCCTGCTTGATACCCAACCGCTGTGTTGTTGGAGGCGGTGGTGTTGGAGAGTAGTGCCTGTGTTCCAACCGCAGTATTATATGCACCAGTATTGTTTTGGAGAGCTTTAGAGCCAAGCCCCACATTGTAATCACCAGACGCACCAAGCTCTAACGCTTTCCAACCGATCGCAGTATTAACTCCACCAGTTGTTTTTGCTGTTAAAGCGTCTGCACCTATTGCTGTGTTATAGTTTCCTGTTGTGACGCTATCCAACGCAGTATCACCCAACGCCACGTTGCCTGTACCAACAGGGTAATTCCCGTCCAGCTTGATCGTGCCGCCATCGACTGACACGTTGCCAGCTACAGTTAAACCGTCCGTGACTGCCGTACCCGTGATGTCTACGCCTGTGCTGGTCGTGGCGAGTTTTTCATCGCCTGCGTAATACAATTCAACGTCAGTGCCTATGTTCGCACGGACCATGTATCCGCTATTGGACGCATCATACAGGGAAACATTGCCTCCATTGCCTGCAATGTTCAGCCCGCCAGTACCGCTTTCACTGATGTAGCTTGCTGCCCCATCATGGTAAATCTGTAGGTCAGACCCAGCGCCGAAGATGGCTTTGTCGTTGTCGCCGAAGGTTATGTCTGCGGTTGTGCTTGCGCCTGCTAAAGATGCGCTGGCGCTAACTGTTAATCCAGTCAGCGTGCCAACAGATGTCACGTTAGGCTGCGCAGCCGTAGACAAAGTGCCGCCAAGGCTTGTGTTTGCAGTCAGCGTTGTAAACGTGCCAGCAGCAGGCGTTGCACCGCCAATCACTGCGCCGTCAATTGTGCCGCCGTTGATGTCAAGTGATACAGCCGTTGTTCCATCAAGCGCGTCGTCTACTAAGTCAAAGTTAGTATTAATTTTTTCGCCCCAAGTATCCTCGGAAGCGCCGACCTCTGGTTTTGTTAAACCTAGCGTTGTGGTGGTTGTATCAGCCATGATATTCTCCTGTTCGGCGTTAGCCTATGCGGCGTCAGCCCATGTTTCACCTGTAGCCGGGGCTGGTGTCCATTCTGAATTGTCAGGGGAAACCGCAGACCAGCTTTCGGTTGCGTTAGATGCACCTTGCCATATTTCAGACGAAGGATCAACCTCCGTCCACATTTCAGCCGTGCCGGGCAAAGGCTCCCACTTTTCAATAGCATTGCAAGTAATACTACTTACAGCACTAATCAAAGCACCGCTAAACTGCACGCGATTGACCGTTACAACATTTGTAGTAACGGCAGATATAGTTGAGGCAGCGCTGACGATTGTAATTGCGTTTGCGCTTGCTGACGCGCTGGACGCTGCTGCCGCGCTTTGCTCACGCACTCTTTCGCAGGCCGCCGTGTTGCTCGCGGCAATGCTCGATGCTGCACTCTGCTCACGCACGCGCTCAACCGATGTAGAGCCAGTTGCACTTGCAGATACCTCTGAGGCGCTCTCACGGACGCGCTGGGCTGCGGAAGTGCTGCTCGCTGACACTGAGGCAGACGCGCTAACTTCGCGCACTCTCGTGGCGTCTGACGTGTTGCTAGAGCTGGATGCAATTATAGACCCAGAAAGCCTAACGCGAACATTTGCTGCCGCAGTCGAGGCGACGCCAATAACAATGGCTTCACCGTCTTTTAAAACACCATCAACGCCGTAAGCCCTGACACCGAATGCACCAGTGCCAAAGCCAGTCCTGTATGTGGTGTCAACCATTGGCTTAGTCCATGGTCACGTCAAGGTCAGATGCAGGAATGCGCATCACGTCGCCCGTGTCAATTGCCTTGCTGGTTGTCAGCGCAGCATACGCAATCAAGTTGCCGCCAGATGCCGCATCAAACACGCCGATGTGCGTGACCGTGCCATACGAAGCAGTCGCAGTCGGAAACTCAATCGCAGCTGAGTTTGACGCGGTGTTGCCAGACACAGTAAACGCAACAGACTGCCGAGCGTATGCGCCGCCGGATACTTCCGTGCCTGACGCATCCTCATCTGGATTGCTAGTAAATAACGCAACATAAAGTGCCGATGGGCGCGTAACGGCATCGCCAGTAAAAAGCCACGTCAAAACGCGTGTCTCGAATAGATTGGAAAGGGACAATGCTGCCTCCATTGAAATTGTGAACGTTCTATGCCACAATACACGAAACTCACCAATGCAGCAACACTGGTGAGTTTCTAACCAAGACAGCCTAAAAAGGAGGCCGAAATGTCTGCAAAAGAATTACCATCCCCAGAACTATTGCGTCAACTGCTTCGTTATAATCCAGATACAGGAAAGCTGTATTGGAGAGAGCGCAGCAATCCCGAAAACAACAATGCCAAAAGCACTTGGAACAAAAGATGGTCTGGCAAATTAGCCTTAAATTATACTGACCCATCAAATGGATACAAAGTAGGCCAGCTTATGGGTCGCAAAACTTATGCACATAGAGTAATTTTAGCAATTTGCTCAGGAACGCACCCAGAAGAAGTTGACCACATAAATGGTGACAGGGCCGATAATAGAATAAAAAATCTTAGAGCTTGCAGCCGATTAGAAAACTGCAAAAATTTAAAAAAACCCAAAAATAATACCAGCGGTCAGGTTGGTGTTGGAAAAAAAGGCAATGGATGGAGGGCTAGGATTTTGGGCATACACCTTGGAACCTTTGACAGTTTAAATGACGCTATTGCTGCCAGAAAAGAAGCAGAAGCCAAATACGGCTTCCACCCTAATCATGGCAGGCGTCAGTAGCTGCGGATTTTCATGCGGCGACCTGATCCGCCAAATTTTGATTTTTCGCTCTCAGCATTTATACCATCAATCGCGCTTTGATACAAAGCTGCCCAGACTTGCAAACGCGCGTCATCCTTCAAATACGGCGCGGAATGTATCAGCGAGCCATACAAGTATGCGTCAGGATAATACTGCAACAACCAGTTTGATGTATTGCTGTCAGACAGCGCAGGCAGGTTTGCCATGTAATACAGCTCTGCCGTGTACGTTCCATCTGGCACAGGGTAAACTTCAATCTCGCCAGCAGTAATCGCATAGTACGCAGGCTGACCGCTGGTGTTAAGATTGTGGTATTTGCGGTCAAGCATTTCAGCTTGCGAAATTAACTCAAGCGGGCGCGTGTCTCCGCTCGTAATGTAAAATCGCACAGCCTCCAAGAAGTCTGCCGGAATAGCGCTGTACTGCGTGTCAATCTCAGCAGTGCTGCGCTTTTCCTGACGCCAGTGTCGTATGTCGCGGCCTAAGTTAGCCTCGGCCATCGAGATAAAAGTCGGCGCAATAGCAGCCAAGTCATCACGGTTAAGAAAATCCGTGATGGCTGATTGCAGCTCTGCGTAAGTTGTGATTGCCATTATCTATGATCCTTGGTTAGCAAGCGAACGCATGTACCTGCTAAAAGCTCTTTGCATCCATTCTGGATTTTGAAGCTCTCGTGTAAATCCGCCATCGTCGGAAAGGAATTTTACAAACTCTTGATATTCAGCATTATTTTGGGTTGGCATTTGCATAGACGAAGGAGCCTGCTCCATAGGGCCATAACCCGCAGCACCCAAATCTGTTTTTCTACTGAAATTTTCCAGAATATATGGTGAACGGCTATATCCTGTAGATTCCATTTTTAGCCTAGGGTCGTTGTAATTGGACATAGCATTGGCAGCCCCACGATTAATTTCTTGGATTGTTGCAGAATGAATCGCATTATTGCGTGCCACTTGAGAAGCACGATTACGGTTCGCCATTTCCATATCAGAAAGTTGACTGCCTAAGCCCGGTACCACTTGAGAGGCGCGATTACGGTTTGCCATTTCCATATCAGAAAACTGACTGCCTAAACTCGGTGCCATCTGTGCAACGCGATTACGGTTTGCTCTTTCCATATCAGAAATCTGACTGCCCAAACCAGTTTGCAACAAACCAGGCTGAGCCATAGGAGCGCCGCCGGGCATAGCACCCGTTGCAGCCATAGATTGCGCAGCCTCTTGCTCCGCCACACTGCCAGCAGCATTCAATCCACCGCCGTCAAACAAATCAACGTACCAAGGAACATACTCACGCGTTTGCTCGTTAAAGTAACCGGGCAAGCTATCTTTGTTTGTAATGCCCATCATCTCATCGCCAATTGCGCCAGCTTGTGCAGCGCGGCGCGTGCCAAGCAAAGACTGTATGCCGCCAAGGCCAAGCTCTTTACTGCGCTTTGAAGATAAGTCGCCTAATAAATCAAAAATACCCATGACTTACTTTCCGTATTTTTTCGCAAGGCATTTGCCTGCACGTTTACACGCTGCGGGGGTGGGGCAACCTTTACATGGTTTCATATCATTATCCTCTAGCTTTTTTGCACATTAGCACAGTTTAATTAATAATACCACGCAGGCTGCATATCACACATCCTCAATATCCGCTAGAACCTTCTCCATACGCGCATTTAGCTTCCAATGCCCAGCGCGCCACCTTGCTGCGTGCTGAGCGTCCTCCAAGCTAAGCCCGCGACCAATGTACGACTTGATCCATTGGTTCATGCGGATGTTTTTCATCTTAGGTGACAGCTTGTGGAACGGAACTGGCTTCATGCAATACCTTTCAAATTGCGCTTAATAGATTGCTTCCAACTCGACATCGCGCCAGATAACGCAGTCGCAGCGTCGCTGGCCATTGTCAGGCAGAGCGCATCCGCAAGGTCAGGCGACCTCAGCCCACGCTTGCGCATCTCATCCTTGCTCTCAGCTTTCATCTTGCCTGACGATGTGAAGCTGTATCTAATTGCAGTTAGCTCCGCGAGAAGCTGGTCGTTGTTTGGCAGCTTGCACGACCTGTCCTCAAGCCAACCCTTTGTCTTAAACCAAAGCTCGCTGCGTAGGTTCATATGCGTCTTGCCCATAGCAGGAGCCTCGCCCACGTTAATGCCCCTGACTGGCGCGCCAAGCTCGCGCAGCCTATCAACCACACCGCCGCCAACGCCAATACTATCAACTAGTATCTCGCTGGGCCGCATAGAAGGCGATAAGCCTTCGTATTCGGCCATAACGCGCCCAACAGTCTGCATTAAATCCAAACCCTGCCAAGACGTAATCTCAGTCACAACATTGCCATACCGCTTGCACAGAGCAGTCTTGTCCGAGCCAAAGCGCGCAACGTCCAAGCCCCAAATAGGCTTAACGTCAGGCGTCACCTCAACGTCACGATGTATCGCGCTCTCAACCAAGTGAAACGGAATGATCGTGTCGTCATCCGCCATAGGGAACTCGCCAAGCACCCTAATGCGAAACGCATTGCTTTCCTCGCCATATCTTGCGCGCATCTCGTCAACAAACTCGTCAGACACAAGCGGGCTATCTATGCACGACCAACGCCGCGTCCACCAGCTGTCTGCCATCCGCGTCTGACTTTCGTAAAACGTGCCAGACGAGCGCGTTGGGTTGCTCAGCAAAATCGTAGTCGCAGCGTGGCCAGACATAGAACCAGCAGCAGCCTCAAACACCTTCTCAGGCACACCAGAAGCCTCGTCCACAACCAACAGCACATTCTCCGAGTGAACCCCAGCCAACGCTTCCGGCGTCTCCGCACGGCTCGTCCTAGCCGAAATGAAAGCCTCGCTCGGGGCCGCGTTCAACT